TTTCCTGTTCTCTAAGCACTGTATGATATATATCTTGTTCGGAAGGTCGAATTATAGATTGATTGAAAGTTTCGACATAACTATCTAAGTTATCTACTAACTGTCTGTATTTACCATATCTACTTGTATGTTTATATTCACGAGGACTACTATATAGAATCATTATCTCCAACCTCCTAAACCACCTCTACCTGCCTGACCACCTATATCGGTACGTGACCAACAATTACCCGAAACTTCGGTAATACTAAAATCAATATCAACAATTGCGTATTTCGGTATTAGCATATCACTTTCCGTACCTCTATTAGGACCATCCATCATATCTAATAAAGGACCATCATAACTGGTGCTAACACTACTTATAATACCTGTTATTCTTATATTGTTTGCAACTTGAAAAGTCACAGGTGACATAGCTACACCATTACCGTAATTAGGGTAACAGGTACTTTCAATGGCACCCGCTAATCTATATATATAGTCAGAATTAGGGTCTCTTTGACTATCTACCATATCTACGTGCATTCTGAATTTAGCACTTACAGTTCGCGGTCCAGAATTATTATAGTATTGAAAAGGTTCAGACCTACCTAATATTGAAACCGAACTGTAGTTAGCAGTGTTGCTATCCGACACACTTTCCGGATAGCAAGGAAAATGCCACTGTACACCATCTATAGTAATAAAACATTGAGGCCAAAACTTACCGGGTTTTATATCTATATTTCCGTCAAAATCTTTTCTGGAATAATAACGTGCTGTGTAGTTTCGTAAAGTTTCTTCCTCGTATACTTCTGCGTTCTTATATGTAACACCTAAAGTATTTGCAGCAGTATTATAATAATTTTCAAATGTTTGTCTGCCATTAGTTACATATGGCATTTTAATAGTGCCACCTTGGATAACATCCTTAGGTAAGTCTCTTATATATGTAGGATAGGGCGGTGTTACATTATTAACTCGCATTATTTCATCAACAGTGGTATTAAACTCACTGGCAACATCGGCTACTTTTTCATAATTTTGAAAATCATAATCCATATATGCCATAAGTCTGCTCACCCCTATCTCTTAATATGGAAGCTTCCGTAAATATATCGAAGTAACCAGTTACAAATAAAGGATTTGTTAAAACTGGGTTTGTATGTGCTCTTTGATATTCTTTTATTGTATCTGTTAGATTACCGTAATCACTTGACCAAACACCTTTATCTACTTCTGGAATGTATTCGCCATAGAACAACCTTTGCACATAGTATATTTCTTCTGCACTAGAATTTGGTGTTATTGTTTTTCCTAATAAATAAGATAATACTAAATCATCAATTTCACATATTTCTTTATCAGACTCCCATTTATCTAATGGATATATACGGTCTTTTTTTGCAGTATTATTAATATTATCTGCTAGATAATAATCGTGAATTTTGTCTGTCACAGGTTTTCTATAATCAACAGGTGCTGTATCTAATAAATCGGTAGTAACAAACAAAGGAGAATCTAATACATTAAATATACCGCAAATATCGTGTCCATATATTTGTCTGTATAAGGTCTCTTGTTCCTCTTCTTCCACCGGAGGTGGTGGTAACAAATCACAATATAGTTTTTCACCTTTGTTATTACATAAAAAGTAATTAGCAATAGATATTGTATCTGTTAGTGACCTAACCGTGTCAAACACATCATCCGAATTATTTATGCTATAAGCGTTATCTATTATCAAGTCTTTTGGGTTTTCCGGATTTACCATAAGAGGAGGATATATAGTATTTAGATATCTTGCAATATAATGTGCCATTCCATAGTTATTATTATTTGTAATATAATAGTCTCCTGTAATTAACACATCGGGGTTATATTGCTCTTTAAGTTTTATTTGAAGATATTTTATTACTAAATTACTATCTTTAAAATTTAATTTCACTAAATGTACCTCCTTTGTCTTTACAGTACAGCTATATCAGAATTCATTTGCACTAAACTCTTAGGGAGATTACTACCGGAACTTGTTCTGTATGTAAGTATTTGAAGTATTTTAGTTAATATTTCTGTAAGTTTGTCTGTTTGTGTATTTACAGAATTTGTAATTGAAGATGTATCAAATGTACTTTTATATGCCTCTGCTTCAGATTTATTAAGTACCATTTCACCCTGGTGTAATAGTGCTAAGAAGTTATCCATAGGAACATAATCCAAACCTGTACGAAATGCTCCGTCGTATAATTTAGGGTCATAGTTGTATTGACCAGAAGTTCGAGCCGTATGTCTTAAATTAGGCCAACTATTCATATCCCCGGAAGGTGCTGACATACCATTTACCAAAATGTCGCCAGCCGCTGATGTGCTATAATCCTCTATAAGTCTCATATCAAAACCACTGTGAGCTTCCGCATATTTTGCAAAAAGTTCTTTATAACTAATACCTGGGTTTTTATCAATAATTTTCTTTAATTCACTATGGAACTTCTCATTATCTGTGTTGTATGTGCTCATATCCTTATCCATACTTGCAGCTTGTGCCGCTATTGTAGCCATCTGTTTGTCTGTATAGATATTATGTTCAGGGTCCATTGCCTGTAAATATGCCAACATAATTTCCTCTGTGGTTCCAGATTTACCCTTTTTAGAAGCATAAGCTTTGGCATCCGCCAATGTTTGGAATCCTGATTCGTTTCGAACAGCCTGAGTGTTAGCCAAACTTTCTTCAGCAGCATTTAACGCAGCTGCTAATTCTTTATCATTCATACCCTTAGTATTAATTCCTAATGTGGCGGCCCTTGTTTCCATATCATCACGACTATTATAATTTTTAATGCCTAATAGGTCACCGCCAAATGCACCTAATAATGCTGTGTTGGCACGACCTTCGGCCTTGGATACCCATTTAGCAGTATTGTTATCAACATTTATAGCAGAACCGAAGCTATTTTTCATATTATCAACACCTGCTGCTAATAGTTCTTCGGCTTCTTTTTCTTTTTGTTGTCCAGCTATCCATTCCTCAACAGCATCACTAAATTTTGAATCTATCAATCCCTTTTCACGATACTGAGCAATTTCATCATCAGTCAAACCTTGTTGTTTTAAAAATTGTTCCTTCTGATTATCATTATAACTATTAAATATAGAACGTTGCTCGTTTATTTCATCAGTTAAATTATTCGCAGCTTCAGTATGTTTATTTGCTGCCATATCAAGACTTTTTGCAGCTTGTTCCAGTTGTTCGGCTTGTTTGTTCATACTATCTACGATTGGGTCATGGATAGTATTTAGTGTCCACTTTTCTAATGCTTCCGACACAGTTGGTACAAAAGCACCTAAGGCACCCCCTATAGCACCACCTATGGGTCCACCTACAGCACTACCTATTGTAGTACCCAATCCAGCCGTGAAAGTTGGGTCTCTAAAGGTATTTAACATACCTTCTTCGAAACTATTAGCATTAGCAGCATTTTTTGCAATGCTGGCAATTGATAGAGCTCCGCCAAGTGCCATACCACCTTTAGATGCCGTACCAATACCAAAAGCGCCTGCTGTACCACCGCTACTACCGAACATACCACCGTTGGCACCGCCGCTAAACATATTACCACTTAATAATCCAGTAAGTAAAAAGTCTACAGCACTATCGACAATATTCTTTATTTCGCTAAAACCTTCACCCATCCAAAACGCACCATCGGGTATATCTTGATATTTGGATGCTAATTCTTGCATAAGTGATATGTTTGTTTTTTCTAATTTTGTCGTAGCACTTAGGTAGCTTCCTTCGTCTAAACCTTTAGCAACAGATTTACCAAATTCATCAATAGCGGATTGGTCAAAGGTAGCACCAGAGTATAAAGCACTCGCACTTCCGGTTTTTCTCTGAAAACTTCTTAACTGTTCACCTGTCATACTTATGCCATAGGCATCTTTTATATATGCGGCATTAGTAGCGTCTGCTCCATTTAGTATATTTACCATCTGGTCTGCCAAACCTACAAGAATATCACCGGCTTCACCACTACCAAATTTCTGATACATACCCTCAGTGTCATATATACCAGATTTGTATAAATAATCCAACATCCAAGCATTCTGGTCAGATACCTTACCGTTTAGTACATTTTCCACCTCACCAAATAATGCTGTTGGGTCAGTAATACCCGCTGTAGTCATAGCTTCTAAAGCATTAGCAGTAGAAGCCATAAAGGAACCTACTTCATCGTTAGTTAAATCACCAGTTCCTTGTAATTTAGAAGCCCAGTTCTGAATTTCTTGCCAACCGCCGTTTTCCAACGCAATAGTATTACCATATTGCTGACGTATTTGTTCCTGTATACCAATCATGGCATCAAAACGTTGTGTAGCAAGTTTAGCAGCTTCTGTTTCGTCAACACCTTGGGCAACTAACTCTGAAAATGTAGCATTTATCTGTTTAGCGGATTCTTCATCCAACTTAGCACTAACTCCGGCTTCAGATAATTTAGCAATACCCACAGCCATTTCTGTAATTAGTGTAGTATCAGAAATACCCATTTCAGTCATAGAAGCAGCAGCTTCGTTTAGTTGTGTAACATCAATCGCCTTACCAGCGGCATCGGCAGCTGCCATTAACTGTTGCTTCATATTATCATATTCGCCGGACGACATTTTAAGCTGTCTACCCATAGTCTGTTGCAAAGATTCAAACGAACCAAAAACTTTATCGGCGGCACCTGTTAAATTTGACAGTTCCCTATCAACAGCCTTAGTGAGTGTTTGTTTTATAAATTTAAGTGCTGTGTTTTTAATATTTTCCGATACTGTATTAGCTTTATCTACAGCGGCAGATTGTTTATCTAATAAATCTTCTTCTTCCTGTAAATTAGATAATTCAAATTCGTTTAATTTTATTTGGTCGTCAATTACTTGTCTTTCTTTTTGCAGTTCTGCTATTTGCCGCTCTGTTGCAGAATCAGTACCTTCAAGACCTAACTTTTGTAACGCTACAGTTAAATTAGCTATTTGAGAGTCAATACTCCGGGAACGACTTCGTAACCCTGTTAATGAACTGGTTGCTTCACGACGACCAGCACCTATATCACTACGCCGCCCACTGAGAAATTCCTGCCACTCCTTGTATTCCCTGGAATTTTTAGGATTGAAAAAATTACCTACATTAGTTTTAGCAGTATTCCAAGCAGTTTGACGTGGTAAAAAAGCGGATGCTTTCGAATTTAAATTTGTCATATTTTGCAAATGCTCATTTAGGGCTTGTTGCTGTGCTTTTTGATATTCACTACTGCGTTGTACATTATCTGATACTGCTTTTGTAGCTTTCTCTAACTTATCACTAATTATCTTCAATTCGTCTTGCTTAGTTTTAATAGTTCGTTCCAATTTGCCGGCTTGCTCATCCCGACCATTAGCAGTTGCCTTAGCCGCCTTAGCCTGTAATTTGTCTAGGTAAGCTTGCTTTTTTATATGTTCGTTCTTCAACTTATCTAAATCTGTAAATGTAGAAGAGAATTCTTTATACAAACCATTATTGATTTGACGCATCACCTTATCAGTCGCTTTGTATAAGTCATTCTGTTTATTAAGCCATTCTAAATTTTCCTTATAGGCTTTATCCATTTTAGAATTAGAGCTGTTAGTCGATTTATCCATCGTTTTAACAGTTTCGGATAAGGTCTTCATTATATCACGAAGCTCTGACATAGTGGTTGCTATAGACGATAGTTTTGCTGCGAAGTCAACGTCATTACCTGCATAACTATTTCTTATTGAATTATTTTCTGCCATATAGTGTTCACCTCGCAATAAGTTTTATTAAGCATAATTAATTTATCTAAAGCGTTTAGATTTACTCTGCCTCTGCTGTTGTATTTCTTCTAATTTATGCCGTTTTTCGTCTTCCACATCTTGCAACGTCTTTAATAATATACGTCTATCATTTACAGGTAAGTCATTAGTTTCTGTTAAGGTTACGGCTCCTTTGGAAAGGATACCAATTAAGAGTTGTTCCTTTAATACTTCTTCATATTTTAAAACTGTTAAAGGTTTATCCTTAATCAATATCCGGGGTTCGAAAAAACTCGTCGTTGCCACGTATAGCACAAACTGATATACCATTACAAGGAGCAATTGGATTATTAACATCTTCACAATCAATAGTCTTAACTCTCTGAACACCAAAACTATTACCGTCATCTATTTTTTGATGATAGTAAGACGAATCTCCACCTATCATATTATCAACATAACGTTGTACCATAATAGAGTCAATATCTTCACCGTTAACCTGCATTATTCTATGCTGCATTTCAAATGTATATGATGCATCACCTATAAATTCTGGATGCTGCGACATAAAGTTTTGTGTTTTATTATCAATATCTATCCTGTCCTGTACTCTAAGAAATCTACAACCTAATGTATCACCAGATATAGGTAATGGACCGATATCATAAGGCTCGGTAAAATCATCTGGAACAAATTTAAAATCACATTCACGTAAATCCATAGTGTGTATGAATTGTTTACCACATCTTAAACATCTTGCAACAGCTTTATACATAGGTCCATAAGTTAATATTCTTAACTTTACACATATGGCATCAAAATCAAATATAGTAAGGTATTTACTGTCTATCTTATATGTGCCGTCAGGTTTCTTATTGTCCACTATGCATTCGTTAACAATAGCTGACATACTTTCATAATAAGATTGTGAACCTAATCTCATTCGTTCTTCCAATGTTGTCATTGCCCTAAGTGTTATATTAGGGTCAATCGCACCGTTATACAATTTACCGTTACTTGGTAAGGTAAATTGCTCTGTTATAAGATTTGGTTTTGAAAAAGTATACATATTCAATCCTCCAATAAAATATATGCTTATTCATTTTTACCGATTTGTAGACTTCCATAGAGGTCTATATATTATAAAGTGTAATATTTTTTATAAAGTCTTTATATGTAAGTAATAGTTTTTGTAAAAACATAGAATAAAAAATACAGACCTGTATTAATGTACAGGTCTGTATTGATACGAGGTATTGACTATATATTAGTCTAACGGAATTGCTACGTCTACATTGAATGTAACACTAATTCTTCTAATATCGTTACCGTCATTAGAATAATCGTCAAACGAAATGCTACCAGGCCAAGCACCTTCAAGCTTCCAAGTTTTTACATTCGTACCGTCCGGAGCAAATTCAAGTAAGTAACCTTGCTGTTTGTAGATACTTGCCCTACCAACCTTTTCAGTAGCAGGATTATAAACAAGTTTACTCCACGCCATAAGTATGCGCTCTGTCTGAATACCGATAAAGTCTCTAAATGTAATAGTTACATCTGGGTATTCTGGCTTACCTGCAAACTTAATGTTATTGTTTCCGTAAGAAACATCTAATGCGCTAATATTAGTATTAAGACCGCCAACACTCTGTGTAGAAAGTGTAAGGTAATCTGTTGCATTAGAAGGCATTGCTAAACCTTGGTCAATGGAGTATAATTGAGGTAAGTTAGGAAATCTTATCTCAAAGTTGTTTGTACGCTGTGGTTCCCAAGCGTCCTGACCTATCATATGATAGGCACCATATTTTAATGGAGTTAGATTCATATTATACACCCTCCTCTACGGTATCAGTAAATGTTACTCCAGCTTCTGTGAGGATAAAGTCTATATCAAAGAACTCAGCTGTTCTTACAGGGTTAATCCATACCTTACCAGGACAACGTAACTCATTAATATCATCCGTTGTAACAGTTCCTTCGTCCATTTGGATTCTGTAATCATATACACCATCGTTACGCTTCATAAAGAGTAAATACTTATCCATAGCATCATAGAACTTCATCCAAAGTGAACTATTGTTAGGTTCAAATGTAAGCTTTAAGCAAGTATTAAATATTTGCTTCTTTACGCAGTTAGATATAAGTCTAACATTTAAGCTTTCAAGTGCAGAATGTGTATTTTCGTCCTGTGCTACATATGCTGTATACTGTCCATAAATAACGTAACCATAATTCTTTAACTTCATAATAGGATTAACTCTTGCTAAAGTATTATTCTCCCACTTATCAAGTAATACAGAACCTATCTCATAAAGTGGCTTTACAACTACTCTTGCAGTAGCCCTTGTAACACCTGCAGGAGGGAACCATTTCTGAGCCTCTGTGTTATTTATAAGATTTGAAAGCATTGTGTAAAGGAATACAAATGAAGGAGGCATAAGCACTGTGCCTAAGGCATCCGGATTGTTACAATAACACCAAGGAGCATGGAACGCACCGAATGATGTATTAACACTATTTACATACAGAGGAAGACTATCCTTATCCCAGAATGGGTTAATATCAAATAAAGCAATACAATCCTGACGAGTATTTACAAGGTTGAGCATTGCCCTATGTATAGGTCTTACGCCATCCGGTATGTTCTCGTCATTTCTATCTGATGTTACTGTGATTACGCAAGGAGGGTTGCTACCTGTATATGTTGCAATATTAGTGTCGTCTATCTCAACAGGTTTATGTGTTTCAGGGTCTTCAGCACCTGTTAATACAAAGGTTTCATCTAAGAAACCGCCCGATGTAATGAAGTCAAAATCATATACATATGGGTCTGTGTAGTTTTCGTAACAGTTTCTAATGCCGTTTAATACTGACTCTATAACGCCATCTTCTTTGTAACAAGCCCAAATCCATTTATTGATGTTTTGAGTTGTAACCTTGCTGTTGGTACCGTCTATATTAAAGCCGCCAAAACCACGTTTTAGTACAGCATTTAAATCAGCGCCGAAATCAAAATCCATACCCTCAGTCAATAAAGCAGCAGCGTTGTACTTAGTATTACCATCAGCATCAGTATATTTAAGTGGTATTTCAGGGAATCCACTATAGACTTTAGCTCCCTGTTCTGGGTCGGCTGCCATATCACTCCAGATTATGGATAGCTCGTCATAAGCTGTTGCGGTAGGCTTTATAGTGATATAATCAAAATCCACGTCTACAAAGTAGTTAACATCCTTAGGATTTGTAGAAACAATGTGGGACTCTAATTTATGTACACCTGTAATACGAGGAGTGACATCAATTGTATCGCTATCGGTTTTAGTGTCTACCACTATATCAGCTCTATAAACAGTAACCATAGAATACTGATATGTATAACTACGATTTGCACTTGTTACAGGTGTAAATGTAACCAGTAAGCGGTTACCGAACGAGCCGGTATACTTTGCTGTAACACTATCAATCTGTTCTGCGAACATATGAATGTCAGCATCATAATTGCTATCGTCGTTAGCATAGTAAGTATTAGTGGCCCACGTAGGTGCTGAATCACCAGTAACCTTTAAATACGTAGTGCCCGACTTAGTAAAATACTTAGCATAGTTAGTAGTCCAATCAGTTGGTTGTTCTGTAGTAAGTGTGAAACCTTTACCTACATATGAAGCAGCTTCTGCAATACCACGTGTCGTAACCTGGCTCACAGTAACATCACCTATATCGTATTTTGCCATTAAACCATTGTTGATTTTTACAAATGTAACAGCGGCACCACGATTAATAAGCTGTTTTGCATACATACGAGATACGTCAGATTTAAATGGGTTATATTCTGGCTCAGTGTAACCAAACACTTTATCAAAATCATTAGCATCTGTAAATGTGACACCGGACAAATCAGTTAAATCTGCTGTAGCGCCTGGACCAAAAGATGCAATACCAGGAATCATTACACGAACTTTGTCGTCTGTAACGACACGAGTATAAATACTTTGGTCAATTTCGTTTACTCTAATCTGTGGCATTATTCATATCCCCTTTCGTTGATTTGGAATTTTCTACCTCAGAATTATTATTAGTGTCTTTCAACCGTTTTTTCTTAGTAGTAGATGTATTAGTAACAACTTCCACAACATCTGTATTACCCAATTCAGGTGTTTTGGAAGTGTGTACATTCTTTATTTCTGTAACAGGTTTTACATCTTCCACTTGCTTAACAGGTTCTATATCTACGTTGGTCACAGTTATCTTTCCAGCATTTATAAGCTTATTAAGATACGATGTATCTTTAATCGAATCAAATAACTGATAACCTCCATTATATATAGTAACGTTGTCAATGGTAAGTAATGTGCCGGAATAGTTTTTTACTTTTAGCATTATTTACCCTCTTTTCGTGGTAATGTATCCACAGACCCAGTTACATTACCGTGTAATTGCTTTTTACTTGCAAATAAATAAGCATCGTCAGTATAGAATGTTAATGTGTTTCTGAATTTAACACCCTTGTCTAAATGTTCAATAGTATCTGAATTGTCTACTATATCGGCACCTAAGAATATATTGAAATTATGTATCATATCTAAATCATACGGAACCTCAACTTGTAATGTAGGATTCTGCATTATATGAAATACTAATTCTCTTACAAGTTCATCACCTGTACGTTTATCTACGGTAAATATATCCATTTGATATTCTATACGGATTGGAATTATTTGTGCAAAAGTGTTAGTTCCATCACTATTCCTATTTTGATATCCACCTCTACGTAAACCTGTAAAGTTTACATCTGATTGTCTTATAGAATAACTCAATCGTGTGGTAGATATCAGAGGAAATTTAACATCATCTTTTTGTAACTGTGCTGTGAACCTTATGGCGAGTTCGACAGGTAATATAGATATACGATTATCGTCTAATATATCTCTGAAATGCTTTATTATAGCTTCATCATATCTATAAACACTCATAATCTATACTATCCCTCCACACCATTTATATAATATAATGTGTATATTATTTAATAGATACTTTATCTATTATTTGTAATTTTTATAAACTCCGAAAAAACCGGACGAATCCAGTACAATGGAGCCATATTTGTGCCACCATATTCTAATGTCCTTATAACAGTATCTAAGGAAGTTACTGTATGAGGACATCTAATATGTTTAGGCACCTCATAATAGCAATAGTCATTATAATCATCGTAAAAACATTGCAGATAATTAACATAGCTATTAACTATTTCCAATATATTGTAATTAGAATCAGTTATTAACCATTGTATGTTAGGTTGCTGTCGTAATAAGTCCTTACGACATAATAACTTGTTTCTATTAATTTTAGTTCTTAATAACCTTTTAAACGCTAATAGTTGTATACTACATCTATTAATATAAGCGCTTTTAGGTTCCCCGTGCTTGCGGGGTTCTTGTACCACGTATCTCATTTCTTTTTAATAAAGTTATAGTTAGTGTTTGAATAGTCAATAGGTTCCTTAGGTTTATCGTGAAATACAGGGGCTAATTTACATACCCAATTATCAGGAAATTCTAGGTTTGCAGTTATCTCAGTAATAACAAATGTTCTTGGCGGTGTTAGAGGAAACGGAGAAGGGATTATAATTCTACAACCTTTACATAAGTTCTTAGCATCGAAGGGTAGTTGGGCTATATAGGGTTTATCGTCCGGTATTTCGGATACCCAACCGTACTTACGTAAAGTATTCATCTTAGGATTTTCTTCGAATATGATGTCCATAGGAATATCTTCCGAAAATCCTCTTGGGTCTTCCTCTGCATAAATAGAAAATTCCATATCAATGGGATATTTATAAATAACACTTATGCCACGAAGTTTAGCCATTTCTTTAAAATAATGTCTAAACATAGTAGCATCTTTATTAGTAAGTAAGCCCATTAATAGTACCTCCTCTACTTATTATTCCTCGTTTTCTATGTCCGTGTTATCCACATCTATTTCTTCGTCATTACTGTAGGTGTTTAGTTTATTATTAGTTTTCTTACTGTATTGTCCCCATATATAATATTCTGCCAGGTCTGAATTATTCTTTATAAATTGTAACCACGTCTTAGCTGCTGCTGGTACCCATCGTTTACCGAACAATACTGCTAATATGTGTTTACAACAATAACCTTTATTGTTCTTAACATTACGAACCTTGGGAGCTACATTTTGCTGTAAGCCATATTTACATCCAGCTTTAGTTGCCCAAAATCCAAACCTATAGACGAAATCTGGGCAAGTGCAGTCAATATATAAGTCACGTCTATCTAAAGCTTCTGTAAGACATTCAACTAATATTTTATGAGTAATACGTTTCCATCTATTAGCACCACTAAAGGATTTAACTTTCCATCTTAGGATTTCAAAGGCACCTTCAAATGATAGTGTAACAATATAATCTCCTACACGAGAACTCCACGTAAAATTATTATTTTCAAATAATTCTTTAAAGTCTACGTTACTAAAGTCTCTGGCTTTATAGAATTTCTTCTTATCAAACCTTACAGGAGATTCCCTTTGAGAACGTCTTAAAATATCCCATCTGGTTACTTCATTTAAAGGTGTCTTATACTGATTGTTATTATTATTGTTAATCATTATAAAACACCTTTTCTTAAAGTTATTCAATTTTTAAGTATAAACTATTGGGAGTTGTTTAAACTCCCAATAGTTATAACATTGTTTAACTTACTTAGTTCTTTTGAAAGACTCGTTCATTACCTTACCACTAACAAGGTACTTGTTCTTGTTCTCTGTAACCTTGTACGAATATCTAAGGGATACAGGAGTAACAACACCTTTACGTGTCTGGAAATCAACTATAAATGCAGGCTTTTTAGAAGCACCCTCTGTGAACACACCGCTCTCAGTAAAGTTAGCACTAATAGTCTTGCCAAGGATGAAGTTCTCACAAGTAAACGAAACGTCTCTCTTGGAACCCTTCTTAGTAAGTACAGTACCCTCAAGTGTAAGCTTCTTGCCTTGGAACTTACCGTTTGTAATCTTTACAAAACGAACATTATCATAGTTTTCCTTAGCAAACTTTGTAAGCATTCTGTTGAGTGTAACCTCGTCCAGGTTAAGAGTCTTGTTCTCCTTTACAGGTCTCTTAGGCATAGGTCTCTTAGCAATAGGCTTTCTGGACTCTATCTTAGTAGCACGTCTACGTGCAGCAGCCTCTCTGCGAAGAGCTGTTCTGTTCTTTGCACGGTTGATGGACTCGCCAAAGTCGTCCTCTTCCTCTTCTGCATCAAACTCGTCAGCCTCTTCCTCGTCGTCCGCAAACTCGTCAGCAATATCAGCATCGTCAACAACTTCAACTTCCTCTACGTCGTCAACTTCGCCCTCTGCTTCGTCCTCTGCTTCATCCTCGTCTGCAATAGCATCTTCTGTGGGTGTAATCTCACCAACAATAATCTGCTCGCCAGTCTCGCCACAAATTGGGCACTCAGCCTCTTCAGACTCAAGGTCCTCAGCTGTAACTTCTTCACAGTCGCAAATGTAGTTAGCACCGCAGATTGCGCACTTGCAAACAAAGTCACCAACAAGTTCCTCAGCAGCTGCTTCTGCCTCTTCCTCTGTAGCTGGTGTCTCTTCCATCTCTGGGTCAATAACAAGAACTACATCCTCTTCAGGAGTGTAATCGATAATCTCGCCATCTTCCTCAGCCTCTTCTACAAAACGAAGTGACTCAAGCTTGAGGTGGTTTGCAGGAATCTTCTTGCCAAACTTACCGAACTTCTTAACAGACTCTTTAACAGCCTTCTTCTTAGCAGTTTTAGCAGTCTTCTTAACAGACTCGTTAGTTGCAGCCTTCTTAGACTTGTTCAGCTCTTCATTAGTAAGCTCAAAAACATTTAATGTTGCCATAACTATTATTCTCCTTTTTAATAAAGATTTTAGTCTATAGGAAATGCTAAATCAACATTCGATGTAAGGAATGTTTCTATTTCAGCAATTTCCTCTTTAGATTCGTTTAACAGTGTTTCACCGTCTAAACTATATTGGGAAGAGTTCAAAGTATATTTACTTCTTATTCTACCTAATACCTGTTTAGCATAGGCTGTGGCTAATTTAAGTATGATATCAACCCAGTATACTTCTGTTATTTCTTCTACGGATTGATAATCTGGAATATATACAATAGTCACTTGATTGGTATAAGGTGGATTCATCATAATGGAAAGTTCTTTTCTATGAGCGTCCCATACAAAATCCAAATCAGTTGAGATTGTATTCATTTGCTGTAATCTCAACATTCTGTTCATATAAGCATCCAGATTAGTTACTGCTGAA